GCAATATGACGCCCACCGGCACCGGAGGCGACTGATACACCTGCAACGTGGCGGTGCTGCTGGTTGAAAGGGCCGCGGTGCTCAGGGTGATCTCCCCGGCGCCCAGGCCACAGATGACCGTCCCTTTGGGGAACGTGCCCCATGCCTGAATAAACTGCCCGTAGTCCAGGCCGTTCATCGAGGGCACGGTGACTGTCTTGGATCCGAGCGTAGTGCCGCAATTACTGAGAGCAGTCGCCAGCCCGAAGAACTTTGGATAGACAGCTTTGAAGTCGTCGAGGAAGTACGGCGGGTTCTGGCCGAACACCATGTTGCTGGCGCCGTAGAATGCCGCGCAGACTGAAGAATACTCCTGCCCCGCGCCCCATGCTGTTTGGAGCCATGACGAAAATGACGGCATATTTCCGGTACCGCAGTAGCTTCCCATTTAGCGTAGTCCTGCCAATCTTTCCTTCTTTAGTCTGGCCTGCAGCTTGGTCCGCTTTTTTCGGTAGGCAGGATCTGCCCAGCGCTTCTTTTGCGCAACTGAGTTAGCCTCGTTTGTAGTTGCGGAGGCCGGCTTACCACGTTTACTACGTCCAGCAAACTCTCGATTATCTGGATCTTCGTAGTATTTTTTTAGACTAGTAGAAATTCGATTTTTAGAAGTCACAGAAACCTTCTTGCCGCGATTACTCGCCCCCGTACGCGCAGCTAACCCAGGATCATCAATGTATCTTTGCTTTGCAGCTTTTGAGGCGTTCTCACGTTCTACTGGATCCTCATAACGACGCTTTTGCCCGAGAGAACAGGCCTTTTTAGCTATATTTGAGGCTTGCCTCCCGCGTAGCTTATCGCCTATACGCTTTCCTATACTAGGGTCATCAATGTGCATCTGCCGTAAAAGTTTTGAGTGCTCAAGCCGAACCCCAGGGTTCTCAAACCAACGAATTCTTCCGCGTGATATCTTCAAACACGTACTCTTTGAATACTTAGTCTTCGCACCACCGCCCGTAGTTAGGTTATAACCACGAAACCCAGCAGGGCCATCGATAAATGTGTGGCGCTTCTTAATGTAATACACTTCTTTCGCATTCAACTTTGAAATAGGCCCACACCAAACCAACTCCCAAGTAAAGCCTTTCTCATACCCATACTTACGAAGCGCACAATGAAATGGATACCTCGACCCACGACGTGCACTACGTAAATGTGTATTCCAACGAAATTCGACCGTCAGAGCACTCTTGTGCTGACCTACGTAGCCTTTTCCATTTTTACGATTTACAACGTGATAAATACAACCTTGCGGCTCTTTCATAGCATTGTCCTTCTGCACGTCCAAAATAAATCAAGGAAGCGCGGTGGACTTACCGCGCTTATCGGGCTCGAGACCCTATCCTTGAATGTGGTGTAAGCCTTAGCCCTTCCGCGAACCAGTAGCTCGGACCTGACCGATGCGGGCGGTGGCCGGTGGCTGGGCGGGCGTCAGCGGCTGGCCGCCGAATGGCGCTTTGGGCGCCTCGGTCTGCTCAGGCTCAGGCTCAGGCTCAGGCTCCGGGTCAATCTCGGGTTCAGCCTTCTTGGACTTCTTGATGGGCGCCTCATAACCCGGCATCAGCGCGGGCGGCGTCAGGTTGACAATGGAACCGTCCTTGATACCCTGCTGGAATGTGGCGGTGTCCGCTACCCAGAACGGCACCTGCTGCGCGACGAACCCGGGCTGTGCAAGGAACTTGCGCGTACCGCCGTCGACCGTAGCGGTAAAAGATTTTGCCCTCTTGAAATGTAGTGACATCATTGGAACTACTGGCATACGTGGCCTCCTTGAGCCGTGTTTAGAAAAGTGCTGCACAGCGGACCGTAAAGTCCCGAACGGGGCGCGGCGGTGGCAAGGAGTACACCTCCTCGCCCCGTATCGCCGATCCGCCCGTGCAACCTGGTGGTAAAAGCGAAACTACGAACCTAGCCAGAACCCAGAACTAAATTCCGTCCAAGTTGTAGGCAGTTGTCGTTCTCTTGTATATGACCTGGCTGATACATCCCGCGAACATGGTCTCGTACGCGCCGCCCGAGCGGGTGGTCGGCACGGTCATGGCCTGGGTGAACGGCTGCGGGATCTTCAAGTACACGGACTTCTTCGAGTTCTTGTAGAAGAAGGCGCGGTTCAACCCGTTGCCGCCCGAAGGATTGCCAGGCGCCGCCGTGTTGCCGCTGCCGCATCCGCTGATCCACGGATCGGGGAGGAAGTCGATCTTGAACTTCACGCCGTGATGCGCTGCGACGCAGTTCTCCTCGATGTACTTGATAGTCGACGTGAGTACGGCCGCGCCGCCGATAGCCATGGGCTGGGTGAGCGTGGCGAACTGCTCGTACGGAACGAGCAGATGGTCCGCCATGCCTTCCTCGGCCGAATAGCCGCTGTTCTCCACGGTCTGGTTGAGCGCGAAGTTGACGTCTGCCAGAATCTCCTGCGGCGACTTCTTCGCCCACAGCGGCGACCCTGAGGCGCCGTTGGCAGCGACAGACTCGTAGATGTTCGTGTTGTTGATGAGGCCGGCGTCGCCCAGGAACCCGGCGTAGGTTACGAAATCCAGCGCCTTGCCCCAGGTCGTTTCGACGGAGTCCTCGTAGAGCTCCTGCAGACTGAACGGAGGAGCCTGGCCGGTGCGTAGCGCGGTCTCCATGCGTCGCAGGTCGACCCAGGTGATGGTCATGCCCATCGCCCAGATATACGTGCGCCAGATGCCCTTCTGGATGTCGGCCTGCGCTTCCGGAATATCCGTGTTGTTGGTGCCCTGCAGCCCATAGCTGCCGGTACCTGTGGTGCCGTAGTTGCTAGCGAACGCCGAGATGAACTCGGGGAATCCGCCGCCAACTTCGACTGCGATGTCGCGCTTGTGCGTGACAGCCTGTAACGGGCGTACAAGGTCCGTATCGATGAGTTCCAGCTGGCTCTGCAGGAATGCAAAGCCGCTGGCGCCGGCCGCGTCGAACGCGCGCGAGCGATTTGGGATCGTTCTCTTCACTGTTGTCGCTCCTTAGGCCGCGTCGCGGCTCTTGATGGTGATTTCAAGCACATTGTTGGCGTCCACGAACCCAGTGCGCGCGACCACGTTCGGAAGCGCGGCCAGGTTGCTGAACGTAAGCGGGGTTGTGGCGGTGATGGCGATTGTGAGCGCCTTGCTCAGTACGATGGCGCTGTAGCTGCCCGCCGTGCCCGTACCACTGACCACATAAGTACCGGCCGCGATACCCGAGCCAGAAACCACCTGACCGACATAGACGCCAGTGGCCGTGAGCGTGATGGCTGTGTCGCCGGCGTTTGCGGCGGTCGCGCCCGTCAGAGTGAACAGGTCGCTTGCCACAGGGTTGGTCTCCCAGTCGCCCACGGTGCCCGCTGGCACTGCGGCGTTCAGAAGAACGCGCGAATACACCTGGTCGCCAGCGCTGGGCGCACCGACACTGAGCTGCACGGTGCCGCTGGTGCGCTCTGCCACTTCAGACATCTGGCCAGCCTGGTAGTAGCCCACCTGCTGCAGGCCGGGCGTAGTGCCCTGGTTGTAAGTCAGCGCAGACTGCACTTCACGAACGGCAAAGCCCGCAAAGTAGCTGGCCACGAGGCCGGCATTGGCCACTGAGTGGGCGACGAAGTCCTTGATCGAGTCGAACACCCCGCCCGTTGCATTGGGAATGAGGACGGCGGGGTCGCCGAAGCTCAGGTTGTTGGTGCCGGTGTAGGGCGTAAACACCCTCGCCACGACGATACGATCCGCGAACCGCGAAATCGTACCAGGGAATCCGAGATTCGGCCCCGTAACTGGAATGACCTGTCCGAAACTAGTCGGCATGGTTTACTTGCCTCCTCTTGCTGCATCGTAAGCGGCCTGCAGCTTCTGGTCTTTACTTTCGGCAGCGCCGTCGGCTGCACGGGCGCGCGGGTTGGGATTGCGAGGTGCGTCGTCTCGGGCGCGTGCGGCACGAGCGAATCCGCCGTAACCGCCGTCGGTGGCAGTGGCCCGGCTCTTCTTGGTAACGACGCCGAGGGCCGTGTTGAATGCTTTGTTGAGCGAAGCGTCGTTGACGCGGGCCACAAACGGCCGCAGCATGCGCAGAGTTTCCTTGGCCCCGTCAGCGGCGCGGCCTCGGTCCTTGGCCTTGCGCTTGTCCTCAACGTCGGCGTCCTCAGGCTCCTCGATGATGGGGTCGTCGCCATCAGCGGCAAGCTCTTCCTCGCCGTCCGGGTCTTCCTCTTCACCAGGTTCAGCTTCAGAGTCCTCGACCTCGGGCTCCAGTGCGGCTTCAAGCTGGCTCGGGTCGACTTCCTCAGGCTCGTCGGCGGCGTGCTCGGGCTCGGCCTCTTCCTCCGAGAAGAACTGACTGAGCAGCGACTTCAGCTCTTCCAGGTCGGCGTCCTTGGCGCGGCCACGGCGCTTGCTGTCGCGCGCCGAGGGCTCGTCCAGCATGCAGTCGAGCGCGTCATGCATGCGCTTGCGGTCCTGGCTCTCGACGTCGTCGTCCTCAGGTTCGGCGGGGATAATCTCGGCGTCCTTGGCTTTCTTATCGGCGACGGCCGGGATCGGCTCGTCTTCCTCGGGCGGCAGGCTTTCTACCGCATCCATGATCGCTTCTGGCGAAGCATCCGTGGCTCGCGCCATCTCGATCAGATGCTTTCCCATGAAGAGGCGAAGCAATTTGTTTGCTTTCACGGTTGTCTTCTCCTTTGAAGGGTTGAATTGAATTGGGATGTACGCCGGTGGTGCTGGCGCAGTAGGAATTTCAGAACTTTTTGCATCCAAGCTTACAAGGTTGGACGCCGCCTCCTGGTCAACCTCGCCGGGCGGCTCAGGCAGCGCGTCTTGGATGGATACGAAATCTCCAGCGCGGCCGTTGGGCACAATGGCGCAGTGATTTGCTCTCATATTATTCTGGCAGATTTTGTCACCGTCGCGCTCAATGCCGAAGTCGTATCCGAGCGAAATTTCTCTGGCGGTCTTGTTGAGAACCTTGCTGACCAGAGGCTCTCCGCTGATAATGAGGTCCGCAATTACGGGCCAGTTGCCGTCTTCCAAGGGCTCCGGTGCCTTGCGCGGGTTTTGAATGTGCCCGGCTGAGTAGTCCTTGAAGTTTCTAGAGTCAACGAAGACACCCGGTGGCGGGTGATTGTCCGTAATGACCACGCCGTTCAGACTGGCAAGAAACTCCGGCGCAAAAACATCCTTCGGCGCCCGGTACAAGTCAATTTCAGCATCAGGGTTGGACGTGTCTACGCCCAATTCCCGCGCCTTTTCCTGTGGCAAATTTCTTACAGAATACGACTGGAAGCCGTCTCTAGCAATTGGGCAGCCTACAATAATCAGGCTGCCGTCTTCACGTTGGCTGATGTTGTCGCTGATGTAAGACGCCAAGTAACCATGCGGCGATCGAGTGGCCGGCAACACCTCGGGTTCTTCTAATGTTTCAACGGGCAAGTGCGGCCTCCCTTTCTCTACGGTGCCGTGCGGCGCACCGCTTTGCTCCATCAGATAGATGTTTCCTGTACTCAGGCGTATCTATGACGTCCTGCATTCCGGCGCTAATCAGTTCAGACATTTTACTTTTCACGCCGGGGCTGCTCCAGTAACTTCTTGCCGTGATACCTGAATACTCACGCTCTTTTGGGTCTTCATAACGTCGGCGCGCACCAGCGGCTATGTTTGCGCTTACTCGGTCGCATTTCTCAGGATCAAGTTTTCTCTGTGCTTGCGCAGTTGCCTGGTTTAGTCTGTACGTAGGATTTGACCATCTACGATTTGCAGCTTCTGAGCCTTTACTGCTCGGCCCGCGTTTCTTACCAGTCATAGCTATGCTGCGCTTTGCACGACTTTCAACGCTTTGCTTACGGCCGGTGGACTGAACGCGTACGCGTTCACGCGCCTCGGGGTGCGCAGCAAAATAAGCCAGCGCTGCCGCTGACATACGGGCCTTGTCAGATGTTGTAAACTTATAACCTCTTACACCGTCGCCGCCCCAGGTTACGTTGTAGCCGCCCTGACTGACGTGAGTCTTCAACTTCACGATGAGTCGAACCTCCTCAGCGTTTAGCCTAAACTCAGAGCACGTATAGATTACCTCAGCAGAGAAGTTCTTCAGGCCGTACTTTCTAATCGCGCGATGAATTGGGTACTGAGAATCTTTGTCGAGCGCAGCTTTAATATGCTCTTGCCACCGACGTTCAGCGTCTAAAGCCTGCCCAACATACCCCTTGCCATTTTTCAAATTGCGAAGTATGTAAATGCAGCCTTCACGCCCTCTGTCAGGCCGATCTACAAGGAAATAGCTCAGCTTGCAGGAAGGAATATAAGGTCGTATTTTGTAGGAGGTTGCTAGGTTCATACAGGCTGTACGTCCTTCGCGCCTGACTTGCGTAGAAGATGAGCATACAGCCTACGCACATCTGAAACGCCGTATTTATCGGGCGAACCAAACCGCACAAGAACCTTGGCCATATCGCCAGAACCGTCGACACTCAGAACAACCCCGCTCTTAGGCGTAACATCAGTCCCAACACGGTCGCCTGGCTTGAAATCCTCGGAGTCCTTCGCCCTTCCGGCCGCGCTCTTCGCCGCCATGCCCGCGGCGCCGTACTTCTTCCGGCCGATGCTGGCCGCCAGCGCGCCGGGGTCGGTGATGCCTTTCTCAT